GGCTGAGTGTTTATTTCAACAGGCAAATCCAAATAGGTATTTTTGCACCGCAAATCGAACAAGCCAAAACGGACTTCGACCGACTGAAAATAGCCCTGCGTAGAGTCAAGGACATGATTATTGTTGATGAGGCTACTGAAAAGATAGTCAAAGAGCAGGAGAACGCTAAGACGCTGGTGTTGCCCGATGGCTCCTCTTGTTACATAGCGCCTGTCAGCAAGACATCGCATCCCGAGAGTAAGACACTGGACTTGCTCATCTTCGAGGAGAGCCAAGACCTTGACGACCAGATAGTTAAGGAGAGCATTTGGCCGATCGGGGCTTCGACTAACGCGCCGAGGGTTTATATCGGGACTGCCGGCACATCCATTAAATACTTCTACCGCTTGGGCCAATCGGGCAAGGCTATTAAGCTATACTTCCACGACATTGTGGCCCAGCGCCGGCAAACCTACGATTTTACTGGCGACTCCAAGCATTTGATATACGAACAGACCATTAAGCAGGAAATTGAACTACACGGCCTGGAGAGCGATGAAGTGCAGCGGCCATACTTCGGTAAGTGGCTAATAGGCACAGGCAACTTCGTGACTCAGGAGACACTAGACTTACTCTATGGCGATTACCGCGCTCACTATCACCAGAAAGAATATGATTGCTACGCCGGTATAGACACAGCTAAGAATCCCGACTCAACTGTCGTGACGGTGCTACGTTATAACCCGAAGCTTGGTAAAAAGGAACTACTGAACTGGTGCGAACTTCGGGGCGACAACTACCAAGACCAGTTCGATATTATAAAAGACTTCCTGGATAAATATAAAATTGTGGCCGTGGCAATCGACAGCACAGGCCAAGGCGATTTCATGCCGGATATGTTTGAGCGCAACACTGAGTGGGCTGACGAGAAGTCTGGTTTATATAGGATAAAGTTCAGCGCGGTCAGCAAAGATTTGATGTACAAAAACCTCAAGGTATCAATCAAGGAGTTATTGACTGTATTGCCTAAATTGGATAAAAAAGGGGAGAAGTTCCGGCAACAAATGCTTGACTTACAGCAGGAATACAAAGGACAACTACTCAGTGTACACCACCCCGCAGATGCTAACGCGCACGACGATTACTGTTTCATTGCAGGAACGCTTATTAAGACTGCTAAGGGCGATATACCCATTGAGCGGCTTAAGCTTGGCGATAAGGTATGGACAAGGAAGGGCTATAAGACAATCTATCGTATTGGATGCAGAGAAGCTGAAGTCATTACACGGTTTGGCCTTACTGGTACACCAGACCACCCATTCATTACGCCAAGAGGTGTTAGGGACTTTGAAAAGCTCAACGAATCTGATAAACTATACATATGGAACGAGAAACTATCGAATATCGAGGCAAAAAGTATCACCGCTATCCAAAGTCGCCAAGACGACAACTCAGGGTCTACTATTGGCGACACGACAAATGGAAAGAATCGCCAGTCGCACTACATCGGCAAATATACATCGACAATCATGGAGAGATTCCGAAAGGCTGGGTTATCCATCACAAGGACGAAAACCCCCTCAACAATCATCCGTCCAACCTGGAGGCCAAGCTTCGTGGGAAACACCAATCAGACCATCAGCAAGCACCAGAAGCGAAGACAAGAGCCAGAGCGAACTTGGCCAAACACGCCAGACCAAAAGCAGCCCTATGGCACAAATCAGAAGCTGGTCGAAAATGGCACAGGAAACATGCCTACGAAAGTATCGTCAAGCACAAAGACCTACCAGACGGTTTATAATATATCCGTTTCAGAAGAGCCTGAATATCTTGCTAATGGCATCCTCGTCCATAACTGCGATAGCTGGGCGCTGGCTGAATGGGCTTACGCGCGTTATAACGAAGACAACAATGCGTCTGTGGCTTTCATTTCACATGAAAAGGAGCGCAAGGTCGCAAAGAACGATGATGGCGAGGTCACCGATTACTGGCCGGGGATGGACTGATGAAGCGTAAACTACCACTCGTCGGTCAAATCCTAACCGGCAAAGACGCTAACCCTGCTGAGATAATCAAAGAGGTTAAGGTCAAGGAAAAGTTTTTTGATGTTCTGGGTGGATTGTTACAGTTTGCCCCTAATAGATTATCTGACGAGAAAAGCATATCTCTAAAGCTTCTGCAAGCCAACAAGGGCTGGGTCTATCGCAACAACGACGCTATAGCTCAAGAAGTCAGCAAGATGGAGTTTGAGTTATATACTGTCGGGCTTTCGGGTGGTGAGATTGTTTATAACGAGGTTGAATCACATCCCTTGCTAGATTTACTGGACAAGCCTAATGCCGAGACAGTTAAGTCAGATGCTCTGTATATCATCCAGAGCCACAAGAAACTAGCCGGGGATGCATTTTGGCTCAAAATCCGTAACGGAAGCCAAATCGTGGGTCTACGAACCTTGCCCCCGGACAAGATAATACTCAACCTCCAGCCACCGACTGCTGATGACCCGACCGTCATTGAGAGTTACCACTACCAAGACGTTATAGATGGCAAAAAGATTGACGTCGTTTATGCCCCTAAAGATATAATCCACTTCAAGAAGCCTAACCCAAAGAACCCATTTAGAGGGCTAGGTGCTGTTGAGGCTTTGTCGGACACTGTCGATTTAGATAACTTAACTACCGAAACGACGCTCAACTTCTTTAAGAATGGTGCTATTAATAACTTCGTACTTTCAACTGACGCCAAGATTAGCGACGACCAACTGAAACGGCTACGGGCTGAACTGCGTTCTACCTACGGCGGCGCGTCTAATGCCTACAAGACTATGATTCTGGGTGGCGGACTGAAGCCTGTCGATATATCATTCTCCAACAAAGACCAAGAGTTCTTAGGTCAGCTAGCGTGGTATCGCGACAAGATAATGTACGGCTTCGGGAACACTAAGGCTAGTATGGGTATGGTTGATGATGTCAATCGGGCATCTTACGAGGGTTCAATTCTAGGCTGGCAACGCGATACTGTCCGACCTGACATGGAAGCTATTGTTAATACCCTAAACGAATACTTAGTTCCAGAGTTTGGCGATAAACTTGTCTTAGGCTTTACTGACCCTGTACCCGAAGATCGGAGCGATGATATTACCGAAGCCCAGGTATTATACCCTCTTGGTATTCTAACCCTGAACGAAGCCCGAGAATTAATCGGCTTAGACGAAATGGAAGATGGCAGCGGCGATGAGGTCTATCAAAAACCTGCGCCTATTATTAGCGACCCAAGCCAGTCCGGTGATTCTAATCCTGCAAACTCCGACCCCAAGAATCCTAAACCAGACGACGGAGGCAATGAATAATGAGAAAGCCAACTGAACTACCTGACGCTCTAAAAACCATTGACGTTAAAGCTATCCTGCGTAAGCGGGGTGTCTATTTAGCGCAACGCATTAATCGGGAAATGAAAGCAGCGGCTATCCCTTTGGCTAAGGAAATGCTCAAAAGCAAAAAGCCTAAAAAGGTTAAGACCAAAGCCGAGGTTCAAACATACTCCGGTTTCACTAACGAGGAAGCTCAGGCTTATTGGGAAAAACAAATCCACATCGTCGAAGTTATAGAAAAGAAGTTTGAGCTTAAAGTCCAGCAGTTCGTTATGGAGGTTGTTAATGGTTACCTGGCACATCTAGAGAGCGAGATTGCTACCACTAAAAAATTAGCCAAGTTTAACACGAAGGACTACTTTGACGACAACACTGATGAATACTTAACCTCGGCTCAACTGGACTTCACGCCACTCTTAATAGACCAAGCAGTCTTGGCCGGTGCTGAAGCATATAAACTTATAGGCTCAAAGGATATTTACCTCCCGTATAAATTAAGAGACACTATCGCATCTAATGTAGAGAAGTTCACTGGCTCTATGCTTGATACAGATCGCCAGAAGCTCATTGATATGGTTGCTAGTGGTATTGAGAGTGGCCAGAGCATCCCAGAGATCAGGGGAGCTATCCAAACCAGCTTTGCTGACTACTCTAAGATGCAAGCCGAACGGGTTACACGCACAGAAGTCCTCAGAGCGTCCACACAGGCTACGCTGGACGCTTATGAGCAATCGGGCGTAGTTGAGGGCAAACAATGGCTTACCGCAGGCGCAGATGACGAGTGCGCTGATTATGAGGGTCAAGTTGAAGCCTTGGATGGTAACTTTTACCCTGATACTGATGAGTTCGCTGATGGTGACCCACCACTGCACCCTAACTGTCGCTGCGTACTACTGCCTGTCTTATTAGATGAGCAGAAAATCTATGTTCCATCACCGAACAAAGCCATGCGAGAGAAGATTATAGACCTCGAAGCCCAGATAGATAAGCGCACCAAAGCTTTCAAAGAACTCAAAGAGCTTAGATCGGACGATAAGGTATATATAAAGAGCCTTGAGAAATATCTAAGGGTTAGCGATGAACAGGACTGAGAAATTAAAGGTTTTAGAAGAATCCAGCGTCGCATGGATAAAAACGGAGAGAAGGAAAAACTTAACCGAAGTCGCTAAAGGGGAAGATGGCACAGACGGCCGCCCCGGAGAACGAGGCTTTGTAGGTGAGCGGGGTGAACGTGGCTTTATCGGGCAAAGCGGGGATCGGGGGGTTCCAGGGATAAAAGGCGTAAAGGGTGATCACGGTGTTCCGGGGCGTGACGGCATAGACGGGCATGGTATTGTGTGGCGCGCACAATGGCAAGTTAGGACTGACTATTCGGTCAACGATGCAGTGTTTAATTATGGCTCGGCCTATATTTGCACTAAAGACCATGAATCTTCTAGGGATAATGAGCCTAGCGTTGGTGCTGAAGGTAAAAAGTTCTGGGCTATATTGGCCGAGCGTGGCGAGAGTGGCCCTGGCGGTTCAGCGGGCGCTCCGGGGATTCAAGGCATTCAAGGTACTCAAGGGCCAATGTCAACCTCTACGCTGCCGACTGCAACCAAGAGTGGCGATTACACCCTAAATACCGATGATTATAATTGCATAGTTACAGCCGCAGCCACCATTACCCTACCCACAGCTGTCGGAGTAACGGGCAGGATGTATAACGTAAAAGCTTCGACAGGCTCAACCGTAACAGTTGCCACGACCAGCGCACAGACAATAGACGGCTCAAGTACCTATGTTTTCGCTACCCAGAATAACGCTATTACGGTACTCTCAGACGGAAGCAACTGGTTTATCATATGACCTTTATCCAATCGACGGGTAGTGGTGGCCCAGCTTTCACTGATGCTTTCAGCCTGGGGGTAAAAGCGGCAGACACTAACTCAGCCCCGACTGACGCAGGGACGTTCGCTATGGCTTTAGCTGAGGCCGATACAACGACTGCTCCTACCGATACAGCACAGTTAGCCTTCCCCGCCCCAGACTTTGCCGATAGTTCTACCGCCCCAACTGACTCTAATAGTGTGGCATTGAAAGTCTGGCTATCTGGTTCAACAGTAGACTCTACTAACGGCGTTACGAATGTGGCTAATATGAACGGTCAGAATGATGGTGTGAATGCTACATTCACCTCGGCCGCCGCTGGCGACGCTAACCCACGGACGCACTCAGCTCTGGGGGCGAACATACCAACCTTTACTGTCA